TTTGTGGGGACCTGATGAGGGTTTATGGCTCCAATTACCCGTAACGATGATTTCAACAATTCCCGAATGTTCATTATTTATCCTTTATGTCCGAAGGGCAAAATTCCAATCTTTTTCTGGAGGCCCTCCCCCGCCAGGTAAACGCCTCAAATATTCGTGCCAATTCCCTTTCCACGCCTTTAACCCATGATGCCAAAATGTGATATCCGGTTCGATCCAAATTCGCCCACCTATAGCGCGCCATAATTTGCAAAAATGGATGTCCTCTCCATACCAGGTGTCACCAATCTGTTTGGTATCAAAATAACAATCATATTCCACTAATTTCTCAGGATTTTTTCTGTCAATGACCTTTAATTCATGATAATGTTCCTTCATTTCTTCAAATACATTTCTCCTGATCCGCATAAATCCTGTAGGGACTGCATCCGCTTCTATCAATCCAGTAATAGGATCGACTACCGGCCGTCTATCGTTGTCAAGTAAGTGGACTACCGGATAACCTTCCACGTCGCTTTTATAAGGATAAATACCAGCTACAATGTCCCGATCCCAACGTAATAATTTGAGTATCCCCCCTGGCATCCAATTGACGTCAGCGTCCAAAAAAATCAAATCCGTTCCGTCGGATTCCATAAATTGTTTAACCAGCATATTTCTTGCAATCGGGAGATAGCAGCATCCTGGATATGTATCCCAAGTCACTGCTATCCCAGCCGATTTTAAGATAAAAATTTCCTCTATGAGACTTTTTACCATTGCTACATGGCAAGAGCCGTCATAGGTTGGAGTCAGTAAATGCACCCTCTGCATTATGCCACCGTCAACAGTCCGAGAGTTGATAATGCAGATCGGATAGAGTTGACCACGGCACACATGTCATTTAATTGCGTAGTATCAGCAAATCCGTATGAATTTGTGGTAGTCGTAATAGCTGCCGTAGTTATGACTGACGCTGCGCACGATGGTCTCACCGCAGGAGTCGCACCATAAAGACTTATTTTATCGGTAGACGCCCTACCCAAGCACATTCCGTCTGGTCCATAATCCCCTAGATATTTTACTCCCATGTTAAAATCCTCCGTTACATAATCCAAGTTTCGACAGTGCACATCTCACAATACACGACATCGCTACTATGTGCTGATATAATTTGCGGCACCAACTCAGCGCCGGCAGACAGATCAACAGTCCCGGCAGCATAATCAACCCCCGGGTCTGCTGCGTCTGCCAAAAAAAACCCAGATACTTTTTGAAGCGTTGAATGGGCTATCCGAATTAAAAACTCAGCCGTCCAATCCACGGCTGTTGGATCATCTGCCGCAATGACCATGACTTGAGTGGCCCCTAATTTAAGCGCAATACTCATGGCTGCATTAGCCCCGCTTTTAGTCCCGGACATTCTAATCCTGTAGGTTAATCCCGCAGGAGGCTTAACCGGGACATTAATTTTAGCCGCCGCAATATCAGTGGTGGTATTTGTGGCACTGTATTGTATCCCGGTCGCAGTCTCTATGGATATGGGTGATATAAATCGTCCTTCAATTTCTCTTGACATTTTAAATCTCCTATCCAGCAATTCGACATCCCATAAAAGGATTGATGACTTTAACGCCATAGAGGATGTCAAACCTGATATAGCTGATGTAATTGACGATATCTCCCCCGATGCAAACCGTGATGGTAAACCCATTCTCTGATTTACGATACGACTTCAACTCGCTGGGAGCCTCAACGGGAACCATGAATAATGCTATGGCATTTTTATGAAAAGCCAAATTTACTTTATGATTCAAGCTGGCCGACCCTGCCACTGTAATTGCAGCATTATTAGCAGGCAGAGCATTCACAGTTTGATATGGCAAAAATTTTCTGTCGGCACTTGCAGAATAAATGTTCCAAGGCGCAGCCCCAGGTGTACAATCTATGGCCTGTTCCGTACCGGTCGCCGGGACATCTGTGTTAACACAAAATTGTCGCAATCTACCAGTACTGTCCCCATTTATGGCATTGACGCCATTAACACCTGCAATAGTAAATATATCCCCGGCTTTAAGGGTATTTGACCAACTGCCGTTTTGATCGATAGTGACAGTCGTGTCCCCTTCCGAGGAAGCCCCATCAACTAAATTAGTCGTTAATCCTGCTCCAGATCCACAAACATGATTAGATATATTTTGTGTCTCATACATATTCAATCCCATTATCCGATTGAATGACCCGTTCGCTACCGCTTTTTCGCCTAAAGGATTTAGCAGCCCTTTCATTTGATCAGCAATGTTTAATGTGGCCCATGGGTCTAAATAACAATGCCTATTTCCATCCTTTGGCACGGAATGCTCAGTCATGACAGCCGAGGCCTCACCGATAACCTTTAACGAGTTAGGAGTTGTCCCAGGAGTCCCGACCTGATTGGGAAAATATTTATACAGACCCAACAATGTAGTAGCAATATGATCTTTAAATTGAGTGATTGCAGGTTTAATAAAACGATCAGAAAATTCCTCAATGTTCAGTGTCATCTCTGTTCCGCTAAAATTATACGCGATATGTTTTCGTTGATTTACAACCAGCGAAACGTCTTCCTCCCTGACATCAGTTGATAGAATGGCCTCGCCATCTTGCACCCGAACCTGTATTGGGGCCTTCGCCGTAATAGTACTGCCCTTTTTCCATCCATTACTGCGAGACATCCATTCCTGCTCGTAACCCCTGAAAACTTTCTGGACAATATTCCCGTCATCATTTTCCAATTGCATAAGCGCTTCCTGTGCAATGATTGACGGATTCAATATGGTATTTGACATTTTTTAATCTCCTCTTATTGTCGGCCACCGCCCGAAGCTCGCCATTTTTTATATTCATGGTAAGACATTTTGGCCGGGTCTTTATCCCCGCTGGGGGCCTTAGCCCCGCTTCCGACCGGTTTTATTGTTTGTATTTGTCGCTTATTGTTTTGATTAACACCCTTGTTGAACAACGATGTCAGCCTACCTATCTCGACCGTTTGCTTAACTCCCGAGAGTTTGCTGATACGTTTTGCTTCATTCGGGTTTTTTCCTAAAAAATATGCAATATCTTCGCCACAGTCTGTCTCCGCCATAGCCACCGCCATTACAGGCGTGATGGGTAAATCATCATAACTTGTTACCACTACAGTATCCCAATCTCTATATTTGGTTTTACCTGCGGAAACCATGTCCTCTATTGCATCCTGTAAAGAGCTAGAATCATCCTCTGCGTTTCTACCTTCTTTCGCATTTTGGCGCTCCGCTTTTTGCCCGCCGTCGCGGTTTAAGATATTCCAATCAACAAGGGCCTCCACATACTTATCATGACTTTCAAAGTCTTCGACCTTCGGCTTAGGGTTAACAATCGGCCGCACCTTGGCTTCAAGGGCCTCAATCCGCGCATTTAGCCTTTCACGCGCTTCTTGTAATTGTCGCTCATGCTTGCGTTGTTCCCTCGCCAACCGGCGTTGCAGCGCCGTCTCCGTGATAGTCGGGAGCTCCTCTTTTTCGCCTTCCCCTTTATCGGCATCCTTTTTTTCGTTGTCGGATTCCCGCCCTTCGGTGTCTCCAGCTTCATTGCCATCCTCGCCTGTAGCTGTGTCGGCGTCCGTCCCTTCGGGCGTTTCTTCGGTTTCCAATCCTTCGCGTCCCTCGTTTTCTTCCATCCCAGTATTCTCCTTTCTGTCTAGATATTCCGGGCTTCCGCCCGTAGGTGTAGAGGCCCGTTGCAACATGCGTCTACTGGTCTATATCATACCCTGCGCCTTGGCGTGCGCCAGGGTCGCAATCACTATCTTTTGGATTGTTTCGACATTGCCGCCCATTTGGGCCGTTTTTGCCGCAAGCTCCGCTTTTTCTTGCTCAAGCTGGACTTTGGCCGTCTCTAGTTCCACCTTTTGTTTTTCCATCTCAGCATGCAGCTTCTGCCCTTCGGCGGACTGCACAAATTGCTGCACAGCTTGCTGAATCATGTCTTGCACCTTGGCGGGATCAAGGCCCTCAGTCTCGCCTTCGTCTTCATCTTGCAGGTTCGGCGGCAACATCATTTTTAGTCTTTTTGCAATATCATCAGCTCCCGGCCAATCTTGATTTTTAGCTATCAGGTCCCCAATCAACTGCCCAGCCGGAGGAATGGCTTTGACAAAATCCATCATTCCCTCGCTCGCTTCCTGCCGTTGTGTAGTAAAACTCGGGCCTACTGTCACCTGTACGTCATATCTCCCAACATCTAAGGCGTATATTTTAGGGGTGCCGTCCTCGGCCATTATCGGCTGACCATTATTATCTTTAACAATTTGGTTAATTGCTTGAAATTTATGAGTGCCATCATAATTTAACAATCTTAGTACTCGCTCCCCAACGTAAATTTTTGGAATGAGGTCAACTAAAATTTTACCTTCGTATACCATGGCCCTAGACGCCAAATTGTCAATATACGCAAATGTAGAAACGTCACCCTCGATCTTACGTTGTAGGATCGCTTGTCCGCTGGTTTCGTTGCTACGCGCCCCCAACGAGGCGTCATATATCCCAGTCGTACTCTTGATTTCATCGCTCGCAACTGCCGACAAGTGCGCATCCGCTGTAGGGATCTGCGCCGGTAATTCCCTATGCGGCATCAGCCCAGGGGCCGTAGGATCAGGCTCGAATAACAAAAACGGCATGGTTTTTTTAAAAACATTATTCCACATGTTGATAAATGGACCAACCATTTTTTTGGTGACTAACCACGGAGTTTTCGGAGCCAACGCCGTTACCTCAATTTCGCTCGACCGGGAATAATTGTATGCCCGTTGCGGATCTTTGGCGTGGCGAATAATCCCACGCCTCCGCTTAAACCCGGCAATATTTAGCTCCATGCCGCATACGTCAATAATCGGAATATATACCCCTGCCCATTTGATAGTCGGCTC